TAACGGGCTGAGAGTGTTGTAAGGGTCATAGCGCCCGTCATGGTTCTCCCAAATCCCGTCCAGTTTGCCTGTCTCTTGCGTCTCGAATCCCTTCCCATCCGCACGCACATAAAACTTTCTTCCGCGCTCGATAGTCAACGCCGAGAGTTTCCAGGCATCGTTCACGCCGTCAAAACTCCCATCATTGTCCCAATCCACATCCAGCCCCCAGACTAGGTTGGCAGGCGCGCCCGCTCCATATAGAGCGCTTCCAAGCGGTACAGTTCCATAAGTTACTCCCATCTTAACCCTCCTGCTCCAACCGTCGGCGCACTGCTGTGGCGATCATCGGAGCCAGCACCTGCTCCGCCTCATACCGATCTCCCAGACTCACCGCGGGAGCGTACGTAAACTGAACAACGACTCCTCCTCCCATGCCTCCGCCTCTCACCGACCCCATAGCGGACGCGTTCCCCATCGGCGTTGCCATCGCCCCAACCAACGGCCGCTCGAACGGGTTCCCCTCCAATCCATTCTCCCAGCCCAAAACCACGCCCATTGCCAGCGGCTTACCGATCATCTCCGCCATCAATTTTGAAGGCGAGCCGATCTGGAAGAACCCCGCCAGCACATCGGCAATCCCCTGCCCAAACGAGACGATCTGGTCGAGCGCCCATTGCGCCATAGACTGCAAACCATGCACGATCCCCTCTACGATTGCCTTTCCCAACGCTCCCCAATCTGTCGTCGTAAAAAGCGTGACAATGTTTTTAATCAGGTTGCTCACGATCAACTTTAGGTTTATCCACGCCGTGCTCAGAATTGCGCCAATCGCCTTCCACGAGCGGTCCCATATTTTCCGTAGCTCCTCGCCAAATCCGTGCCAGTCCCCGCTAAAGGCCAACTTAAATAAATTAAAAATGCTTTTGATATTTTCAACCACCGTGTTAAACACCAGCTTGATGAGGTTCCAGGTGTTGTTCCACACCTCCGATATCCATCCCAGTTTGCCGCTGTTCAGGTCGGAAATAAACTGCATTCCGCGCTCGATGATTCCCTTCACAAAATCAATCGCCGCCCTCGTTTTCTCTTGGATGCCTCCCCAATTATTCTTCCACGCCAGGTATAGCAAAACCACAGCCGCGATGATCAACCCGATCACCAACAGCACGGGTAGAGCCGCTGTCCCAAGCGCCGCACCCACAGCCGTCACAATCGGGATCAGCGTCCCAATCGCCGAAACAATGGAACCGATTACGATCAATAGCGGTCCCAGCACTGCCACCAGGCCCAGTACAACCAGAATATTTTTCTGGATGTTTGGGTCCAACGCCTGGAACCACGCCACAGCATCACGGATCCACGTCAAAAATTGTAATGCGTAGGGCAAAAGCATCTGCCCGATTGTGGATGCCAGGTTTGCCAATTCCGCCTTGCCGATTCTCATCTGGTTGGCCAACCCGTCTGATGTCCGCGCAAAATCTCCCGCCGCGTTGTTCGATTGTTCCAACATCAGCGCGTAGCGCGCCTGTGTCAACGCCGCCTGCGAGATCGCACCGTCTGCATCCGCCAGTCCCATCTCCATCGCCTTGGCTTCCACGGCCGCCTGGGTTAGATTGATGCCCAATGCTCTCAACGGTTCAGACTGCCCCACCAGGCCGGAGCGCAATTTTTCAAGCACTTCCGTTGGGTCCATGTTGTTGAACGAGGCCAGGTCGCTCGCTAGTTGTACAAGCTCCATAGACATGGTCGCCGATGCTTCCTGTCCGATGCCCATTGTGGTAAACAAGTTTCCGAATGTTCCCGTGGCCGCGTATGCCGCGCTTCTGCTAATGCCCATGTTCGTTGCAGAATTCGCCGCCCACGTCTGGATCGCCGCAGAATTCTCACCGAACACCACGGTCACCTTACTCCACGATTCAGCCTCGTCACTTGCCGCCTTCACAGAAAGCGCCGCACCCGCCACAATCGGCAGGGTAAACGCAGTAGTCATGCCGCGTCCCACCCCTGCCAGTTGGTCTCCTGTGCGCTTCCAATCGCGGCCCACCTTCTCCGCCGCGCGTTGAGACTTCAAGGCCGCCTTCTCCATCTCAGCCGAGAAGCCTCCAATGTCTGCCGCCAGTTTTACGATCAACGTTGCGAGTGTCGCCATTCAACTCTCTCTCCCCGTCCCCCATTTGTGCTCTTATAAATGGGGGAAGGGGTCACGGGATGGGGGTGACTTCTGCTTACTCGCCTGCGCCAACGGCCCAAAAAACGCCCGCACCTTATCAGCCAGGCTGATCTCTGGCGTAGCCTCTTCAGCCTCATCCAGTGCCTTCTCGTAATCGGGCAGGAAATCCTCTGGCTTCCAGCGTTTCTTGCCGTCCGTCCACAAGTTCGCGACCAAAGCCTCCAGCGCCGCAAAGCGGGCATCCATCATATCCTCGCCAAACGGGTGGATGCGTGAAAACGCCAGCCACTCCGAGAACTCGTGCGACGTGACAGCCTCCTGGCACGCCTGCACCGATGGATGCCCCAGCGCCAGCGTCAGCTTGAACCAGAATTGTCGCTCTGGCCGCTCACGGAGTTTTTTGTCAGTTCATCCACGTCGGCTTCGCTGAAGCCGCTCAATTCAGAAGCCGCGTCATACAACTTCGCCAATTCCGCCGCGGAAGTTTTTCCGAGCGCAATCACATCGGCAGGGCTGAACATTTTGTTGCCTTGCTGATCTCGCACACTTTCGGCCACCAGGCGCGCCCGGAAGTTCTCCAGGTTGGCCTGCGTGTTCTTGCCCTTGCCCTTGATCGCCTTGGCCTCGAAATCGTCTCGCTCGGTTCCATTCAACCCCCACACCGTGTTCCAACCGCCATAGGCAAACACATCGCGTGTCGGCAGTGTGGTATGCGCCAAAATCTGCTCACGCGTCAAATACGTTTTTGTGGTTTTCATGTTCCTTCCTTCATGTTTTCTTCATTCTCCCATCCGTTCAGGATGGGAGAATGGTTGGAGATGATAAGGGTGTGGCTATATCTCGGTCACAGGTCCCGTGATTTCCAGCGTCACGTCGGTTTCCAGGATACCTTCCACAGGCCCGTCGGGGTCGAACTGAATCACATTCGCCGCAAACGCATATCCCGTATCGCCCGTGTCGGGCAGCACCACCTGGTAATTGCGCTGTTGGCGGTTGATCAGGTCAGCCGCCAGCCCAGCCGAAAAACTGTGCGATGTATCTTCGGGCAGGAAGTTGACCTTGAACGTACATTGCCCACCCTCGATCAGCACGCTCTTGAACGTTTTCCAGCCGCCAGGCGAGGAATGCGAAGTGGTTTCCTGTGTGGTAGCCTTCAATTTGAACGGCTTAATATCCTTCACCTCCGCTATCGAAGCGAAGGTTTCAGGTGTGCCGCCGTTGCCGCGCTTCAACAACACTCCAAACGATGAAAATGCGCTCATGGTAATTCACACTCCTTTTTTCCACTACTCCCTACTCCGCGTTGGGGCGGAACTGCATATCCGCCCGCCTGGGGGCTAGGGGGTAGGTTACAGTTGGATCACCGCAAACTCAACTGCGGCGTTTTCGGCTTCCATGTACACGTAGCCGTCAGCCTGCATCCAGCCCGGACTCTTGAATCGGAAGCCCGCGATCTCGCCCGCCCCCACCGAATACGCGCTCACGTCGCCTGTCCGCTTGAACTCGTCCGCCACGGATGTAAACGTCACCGTGTACGCGCTCACGCCCGTGTTATGGACGATCACTAGGTCATCACCCGAAGGTGCGAACTGGTTCTTGTTGGCCACATCCGCCGCCGTCTCAGCCAGGTCCAGCGCATTCGCCGAGACGGGCAGGGTCGGGTACGCCCCGAGCGGGACCTGCTTGGTAATCGTTGCTCTTGCCATTGTCATGCTCCTTTTTTATAAGTGATCGTGCATTCTTGCGTCCGCACGAAAAGACCAGTTTCGATGTTCCAGGAATCCTCGGGATCCCTAAAAAAAATACCATTCATCATAATGCTTCCATCCCCCAGTCCTCTCTTCCCGCTCAACCCCAGGCGAATTGCCTCCGCCAGCGTGAGCGCCGCTTCATACCC